AGAAAAAGATAGGCATAACAGAGAATTATTATCTACAGGACGTGTTAATATAAATGATCTTAATATAAAAGATGGTTTAGACACTGTAGCTCATGGTGAAGATTATTTTATTTATAACTTAACTCCTTTAAATAGTTTTAATAGTCCTGATCCAGCTCCAATAGAAGAACAAAAGACAAAAAAAAAAGACTTTAAAAAATTAGAATTAGCATTATTACAAGATCAAAACGAATGGAAAAAGTTAAATTTAGAAGCTGATAAGCAAGCTAGAAGATACGATAAAGAAGTTTTAAAATGGATGGATGAGTTACAAACTGAAATTAATAAAAACTTAACTAATCAAATTAAAAGTATATTAAAAGCAGAAATAAAAGCAGATCCTAAACCATATATAAGTAATTTAAACTTATTTAATTCGAGTTTGTTCCAACATTTGTTACAAACAATGACAGGGAATATAACCTTAGAAAATATTATAGAGTCTATTAGTCTACAATTGACTAGAATGGGATTAAGTACAGATAACATAGCTACAGATTATAAAAATGAATTAGAAGAAGTTCTAAGAGCAGTAAATGTTAAATTAAAAACACCTGCTACTACAATAGACAAAGTATTAAAAGAAAAGTATTATAAAAATATAGTAGAACTATTAGCAGATAAACCGAATGCTACAAAAAAGCAAATGTTAGATAATTTAATAGATTTGAATAACACTACATTTAAAAATGAATTTAAAACTACTAACTTGAAAAGAATAGCAGATACTACAGGAAATAGTACTTATAATAGTGGAACTTATGAAGCTTTTAAAAAGCACTCTAAAAGGTTTAATTTGCAATGGATAACTAGACAAGATGAAAAAGTTAGACCTAAACACGTGGAGTTACACGGGAAAATAGTAGATAGTTCCCAAAGTTTCGCAGTAGAAGGAACTTCATTAAGATTTCCAAGTGATCCAAATAGTGTTAGTGCAAATGAAGAAGATGGGGCTAGTATGAGTATAAATTGTAGATGTAGGATTAGAACAATTAAGAAACAAGATATTATAGATGGAGTAGAAAATGAATTTAGCAGTTAAAAACTTTATAGATTCTAGTTTTGAAGTAAAAGCTAATGGAAAATTCACAGGGTATTTAGTTAAGTTTTCAGACTCTGAAAATACAGACTTAGAAAATGATTATTTCACTCCTAATACATGGTTTGGATTTATAAAAACTAAAAAGGATGTACCATTATTTTTAGATCATACGTTTGATAAAAATGTAGGTAAAGCCCAAATAGGACTAGTAGACTTAGAAATAGATCCTATAGGGGTTAAAATGGAAGGTGCTCTAAATTGGCTAAGTAGTGAAGTTTGGCAAGTCGATAAAATAGAACAGCAAAAGGAATATCTAACTGCAATACAAAGTATAATGAAAAGTGGTTTAATGGGAGCAAGTTCAGGAGCTATAGGTTACGCAGTAGAGAGAAAACAGACCGATAATAACGCTAATGAGTTTGTAAAATGGTATATAGCAGAAGCTAGTTTAACTCTAACTCCTGCAGAACCTAATTTAATAGGATCTATTAAAAAGCTAAACCAAAATACACAAGATTTTTATTTTAATAACATAAAAGCTAACCAAGTATTAAATAAAAAGAACAAAAAAGATCTAAATTCTGCTAAAGAATTAATAGATAATGTACTTTTAAGTGCAGAAAAAGAAGAAGAAAAAGAAAGTAAAAATATAAGTTTTTCAAATACAATTTTTAATTATTAAGGAACTCTAAAAATGAGTGAAAAAATAGAACTAACACAAGAGGAACTAAAAAACTTTGGTGTTAAAAATGAAGAAATTGGTAAAATAAAAGCCAATAACGAAAATTTAACTTTATCTAATGCAGATATGACTAAAACAATAGAAGATCTTAAAACAGAAAAAGAATCTATTACAAAAGAGTTAGACCTGCAAAAGACTAAATCAATTAGTTTTCATAACTCACATAGTGTAACATCTACAGATCGTGCAGAAGCTCAATTAATTGCAGTTGGTGAGTTTGTTAAAGCTACTAATGATAAAAAAATAGCTGGTAGAGACCAGTCAGAAATAGTTAAAATTGCTTCTAATAGATTAAAAGAATCTGCTAGATCAGTAGCAGAAAAAGAAGCTATTAAGATCATGAATGCAGATAATGTAGCAGATGGTGGTTTCTTAGTAGAAGATACTAATTCTAATGAAGTTATTCCTTTTATTTATGCTAATTCTATAGTAGAGAAATTAGGTTTAGATGTTATTCAAAGTCCTAATGGATCATTTGAGGAGTCTAAAGGATCTACAGGGTTTAATCCTGCATGGAGTGAAAGAAATACGGCTCCAACTATCCAAGATATTTCTATGGAAAAAATTAGGCTAACTGATAAGTGGATTAAACGTGGAATAGTAATTGATAACAGACTATTAACAGGTACTTCTGTAAATTTAGGTGCTTATGTATCTAATCAATTAGGTGAAGCTTGCCAACCTGTAATTGATCAAGCGTTTTTTGATGGTTTAGGCTCTTTAAACCAACCTAATGGAATTGATAACCAAATGTTAGCAAGTAATAAATTCGACTCTACAGGTGCTACAAATCCTAATGTAATTACTGATTTTAATGAGTTACAATACTTAGTAGAATCACATATCCATAATTTAAGCATTAACTCAAAATATATTATGAGTCCTAGAACTAAATATGCTTTATTGAGTTTAGTTAATTCTGCTAATGATGATTTGTCAAGTGTAGCACAACAAATGTTACAGGGTAGAATACAAGGATTTGAGTTTATTTCTTCTACTACTATCCCTATTAATTTAGGTGGTGGAGCAGAATCTGAAGTTTACTTTGTAGATCCTTCAAAAGTTAGAGTAGCCCAAACTTCTCCTATCCAATTATTTACTAAAAATACTGGATCATTCAACTATACAGATAGTGTAGGATCTTCACAAATGATCGGTTTAGATGAGACTAAACAAACTGCTATTTGGGTAGAAACTGCTATGGACTGGGCACTAAAATATGATGGCGCAGTTTCTAAAATGGAAGCAGTTAGTTACTAAGAATATAATAAATTTTAAAAATTAATAAAGGACTCTAAATAATGGGAGTTTTAACAAACAGACGAGATATGGGAGCTTATTTTAATGCTGTTGTATCATGTTCACCAAGTCAACAGACAGGTGGCTCAGAATCTGCCGTAACAGGCGAAACTATAGATTGTCAAGGTATTGAAAGTTTATCATTTACATTAGGTGGTGATACTACTTTAACAATTACTGAAACTTTAGCAGTAGCTACAGAATACCAAGATAGTGCAGATGGCTCCACGTGGAATACTGCAGTAACTATTACTGCTTCCGAAACATTAGTAACTTCTTCTGCTGGTGGTACTGAAACTGCAATTTATAAAACAGATCTAAAAACTTTATCTTTAGAAAGATATGTAAGATTTAACTATACTCCTACTCTTTCTTTAGGTGCTACTGACACTTGTGATTTAGTTGGTATTGCATTACTAGAAGATGGAGCAGTAGCTTAAACTTTTAAGCTTATGTTTTTAAGGGGGTTATATTTTTAACTCCCTTATAAAGTATAAATATTAATTTAAAAAAGGTTTTTAAAATGGCATATATCTATTTAAATGCGGATAACGGGGTGGGCACATTAGTAAGTCAAGAAAATGATAGGCATGGCATAATCCAACGCAAATATAATGGAGCGGAGGCGTTCACATCAAACCCGACATCAATTGGCGGGGGTGGTTTCAATATTGTTCCAATATATGAAAATATTGTTGGAACATTGTCCATCAAAATACAGCACTCAATTAATGGGATTAACTTTCAAGATTTATATAATGAAGACGGCACATTGTTGACCCAAACAAATGGGGATGTGGATGCAAAATATGTTGACCGATTATCACAAGGTTATATTAGAGCAATAACAACAACAACTTGTACAAGTGGCAATTTTTCACTTTCTTTTGAGGTATTCTAATGGCGGTTTATAATGTTAAAACCTCGAGCGGTGGCGGTGGTATCAGTGCAGTTGTTGACGACCTGGCTCCGCAATTAGGCGGAAACTTGGATGCAAATGGCAATGATATTGCTATTGATGATGGTGATTATTTATATCTTTATAGTCAAGGAGATACAACAAGACCACATATAAGAGGGCGTTCAAATGGTAACATGTTAGACGTTGCAAAAAACACCTCAAACTCATTATTTATTGCGAATAATTACCAAGGGGTTTATATTGGGGGGGTGTTAGGTATCCAGCAGTATAACTCGGGTTCGGCTCAAGGCTCAAAATTAGGGAGCCCAACAGGGGGTACAAGTGGTTTTATGGGGTTAGGCTCTTTTAATTCAGAAAATGGTTTTTACAAAAATGGTGTTGAGTATGCTTTCGGGGTACTACCTACAAGGGTTGTAAAATCAGCGGACGAAAGCAAGTTCAACACTGCTACAATCTCAGACGATAGTGAGCTTCTTTTTTCAGCTACTGCGAATACAAAATACCTTATCAAAGGAAAAATCTTTTTAAGAAACGATTACACAACAAACCGCTGGCTATATTCTCAAGTCGCTGCCCCTGCGGGGACGACAGGGAACGAGACTATTCTTTGTAAGCAGTCAAATTTAAACGATAATAACCAAAACGTTAAGACTATGGGACTTTATCTGAATACCTTAACAGGCTCAGGGTAT